ATAGCAGTTCCAGTATTTATATATTGAACCATGCCAGTATCATTAAGTTTATAGAATACAGCACCAATTTTAAAGTTAGGATATCCAGTAGGTAAAGTACGACCTTCAGCTTCTAAGATAGTATCAGTTGAGCTTTTAGGAGAAGGAGTAAGTGAATCATTATATCTAAGGATTCTATTATATCGGTAAGGAGTACGAGCAGTTAAGTAAGCTACTTCTTGAGTAGTTCTATAAGCCTCTGTAATAGCCTCTATACGATCTATTTCGAATCTTGTTAATTTTGGTAGATCTGATTTTAATTCAAACTTTGCCATATTTATATATTAGTTTTTAATTCTATTTATTGTCAAATAATAATTTTATTGTGGTTGGGGGGTCTCCCCTCCCAACCTATCGATATACTGAGTAATGTGGCTATATCAGACCTCAATTTTTAAGCGAAAGTGAAGAAACCTTCAGTAGCGAAATGCCTTCGACTGTCAGTGATTTTTGCACCATATACAAATAAATCTTTGTATGCAGTACCGAAATCTCCGTCAAGATCTTCTTGCATGTTAGCTTGTAAAAGTTTTTCAGCGAAAGTACACCAGTTTGGGTGTCCAGCTATCACTCTGAATCCATCAGTATTATCACCAGTAAGTCGGTTAGACTTATAGACTTTGAAGCCTTGTAGCATGGTAATGAAACCTTTTTTGACTAATTCTTGGTAAACTTCTGGAACGTGCAAAGCAACGCCAGAGGCTTGAACTAAGATAGTCTCGAATTCAGGAGGTACGATTAAGAAACGATCGCTATCTGGTACTGAAGATTTACTAGATCTTTCAGCAATATCCAACTTCTCTTTAAGTGCGGACACTTGAGTGAGAAGGTTAGCAGTTGTGATTTCTAATGCAGATACAGCTTCTATTTCAAAAGTTGCAGTAGCAGCAATAGCTCCACCTGTGTAGGCAGAATCAACATCGTCTAGATCGTCTTCGATTACGATAGAAGTAGTACTAGCAAAGGATTTGATCCTATACCATGAACTATGACCTTCAGCTTTAAAACCACGACCAACCATAGCGGCTGTGAAAGTAGTTCCATCTCCAGTTACGGCACCAGTAGTTACATCAACTGTAACTGTTCCTGTGTCATAATCTGTTCCAACTCTGTTACCAGCAGCGACATCTCCATAAAGACCTAACACGAATTCATCCATGTTTTTGCTTCTCTCATCAGCTTTTTGAGCGATGACAGTAGACTTAGGTTCTTTAATGTAAGAAAGCCACTTATCAATGGTATATTCTCTCCAGTAGAAAGATTTGTATTGATCGATAATTAATTGAGAATTGTTCTCAGTTAAATCTTCAACAACTAATCCACCCTTGGTATAAGTTTGTTCTGAAATCCTATCGAAATTTAAAATGTTTAGCTTAGAACCAACTGCGTTTATTTCACCTTGATAATCACGATTTACGATAGAATCAACAAGATTCTTGTCATAGACCTCTTTCATCAATTTTTGTGAGAAACCTTCAGCTAATTTTGTTCCGTATGCGGACATATTTTAACTCCTTTAGACTAATTATAACTTTGTAACCAGTCCTGTGAAGGGTTAGGATTTATACTCTATGATATGAAATGAGTCTATTTTATGTCAACAATTTCGTCAAGACTAGTTAGAACTCTGATTCAATCTTTCCAGCTATTAGTAGCTTCTTGAATTTGTTATAGTCAGTCTTTCTAAGCTCTCTAGCATCTTCTATACTTAGTTTATTTGATTTAGGTTTAGTAGGTTTACTATCACCTTGACCAGTCTCAAACATCTTACCTTTATGTTTAGGTCTATTAGTTTCATTATCATATAAGAAAGCTGGGATTAAGTCTTCAAAGTCAACACCTCTACGACTTGGTTTACTAGCAAAGATTTTAAACTCATCAGTTCTACCATCTATCTTAGGATATTTAGTTAAGTTCTTTGGATCTTCAATAAACTCATCTATCTTACCTTGCCAGACATCTATATCTTTAAAGTCTTTACGCATTTTATCAAGTGAGTTAAATTTCTTACCATTGATAATATCGTTTTTAGCTATTCTCTTTTCAAATTCAGTCATCACATCCCAATCAGGAAACTCTTTTACAAGTTCTTCTTCTGTTGGTTCAGGGATTTCATCAATAGCTTCTAATGTTTCAAATAGTTTCTTATCTCTAGCATGTAATACTTGAGCTTCTTGAGTAGATTTCTTTTGTCTTTCTTTTAGTTCTTTAATTCTTTCAGTTTCTTCTTCTTCAGATGGTTCAGGTTCTTCTTGTTCTTCTGGTTCTTCTTCAATTTCTTCATCTTGTTCATCTTCTGGTTCATCTTCCTCGACATCTTCAATATCTTCTTCTTCTAGTGGAGTTTCAATTTCTTTAACTTTTTCTTTAACTTCTTCAGCCTTATTTTCAGCTTTAGTTTCTTCTTCTTTTTTAATAGCTTCAGCTTCTAATAATGCTTTTTGGGCATTTGCTTCTAATTCTTCTTGGGTGGGTTTAACATGGTTCATAAATACAGTCCTTCTATGAGGGTTAGTAAATCAATAATAACTGTATGATAAGCACTTTTTCTATCTTATGTCAATTTTCTTACCTATACCAGACAAACTTCTTTCTATAGCTTGTTTAGCTTTTTCAGGGGAAGTCATAAAGTCTTCTAATAGCATATAGTTTCTAAGTCTTGCTTTAAGGAGTATATCTTGTTTGTTGTTATGACCTACTTTACATAGTTCTTTTTCTACAGCACCTTTCATAAAGGTTATATTACTCTTTACTGTCTCTAATGTTAGTTTGTTTTGTTGAAGGGCAGTTAATTGAGTTTGAAGTGTATCTCTCTCATCATTAGTTAAGTCTTCGTACTTAAGTCCTGTTTTCTCTAATAGTCTATCTATTGTATTCATAGGGTATTATATCATTTTATTAATAGGTTGAGGTTTAGGTTGAGGTTTAGGTTGAGGCTTAGGTTGAGGCTTAGGTTGAGGTGGAGCTATCTGAGCTTGAGGTTGTTGAGGGTTTAAAGGCTGTTGTTGATTCAATCCTTGTATATCATTAGCTAAAGCAGCTTGATCTAATTTCTTTTGTTCTTGTTCCATTACATCATTGATTTCATCAGGAGTAAGACCAGCAAACTCTAATGCTTTACGTTGATTGATTTCTCTTAACTTTGTATTATCAGGCATAAGTTGTAGTGTTGCCGAGAGTTTAGTTAACATTTGAGTATCATTAGCTTCTTTCTCATCTTGACTCCATACCTTAGTTTCATATCCAGCCTTAGACATCCAATCTCTAGGCTCTATGAATCTAGGGAAGTTGTCATTAGTGTTTTTACCTTTCTTAGTTATCTCTACACCATCTAATTGATCTGCACCAGCTTCAATAAGTTTAAGGAATATCTCACCTCTACGCTTCCATGCAGGAGTATAGAATTTAGACATGCCTTTAACACGTTCTTTAGCTTCACCTAGAGCAAGTTCTACTTCTCCAAGTGTTACTTGTCTTTCAGTTTGAGTACCTTGTTGAGTAGCGGTAGCACCAGTAGCTTTCTCAATAATACCTACCATATATTGCATTTCATCAAGACTCTCTGAAAGATCAGGGATATCTACTTTTTGCATTACTTCAGAAGGTTTACCAGGGAGAGGATACCAACCCCAAGGAACTGGTTGGAATGTACTAGGATTAAAGTTAGGATCAGATGAGTCATAGTAGTTCATACCAAAGTTTCTCATTGTTCTGTTCTCTACTAATTGAGACATCCAACTATTAAGAACTTTGTTAGGAGTACGGACTATATCAGCTACACTATCAGACCAGAAGTCTTGTCTTTCTAGGTCATCAGCCCATGAGTTATAAGGTAAATGTGTTTTCCAGTAGTCATCTTTAGTCTTACCAATTACTTCATCTAATGGTTTATTTAATATGATCTGTTGATCATCAGCTTCAACCTTTAGATATCGTTCTTCATCTTCGCCTTCTTTCTTATCATATACGAAGTGTTGTGTTAGTTCTACCCATGTTTCACCAAGTTCAGGACTATCTACATCTTGTAAGCCCATATCAGCCATTTTCTTATTCTTCTCTACAGCCATCTCATTATTAGAAGCGACTTTAATTAGTCCTTCATCAGTAGCATAGAAAGCTCTAAGTTTTTTGATAGCCTCTTGGTCATACATATCACTTGCTTCTAATTCTTTTAGAGGTATATAAATACCAGTTTGGATTAAGAAACGGGTACTATTCAATTCAGTAGGATCACAGTATCGAGAGACTAGAATGTCTTGTGGATCAACTATAGTCATCTTAATCTTACCGTTTATTATTTGCCATTGGTCAAAAGAACGACCAAACATAAAGACTTGTTTCTTATCAACAATGTCTTGTATCTCCATGTTATTTATCTCAGCAGTATACTTCCAATATTCATTTTGGAAGGTTTGTTTCTCTTCATCATTACTCAACTCTTCAAAGAATAGAACAGGCATATCATCAACGTCTTTCAATAAGGTTTTGATAGTCTGTTTCATTAAAGGCATATTGACTGATTGCCTTTGGGTAAGACGATTAATAGTTACTCTATCTCTATATAAGGTATAGTTTTCTTTCCAATCTTGTTGTCTTCTTTCCCTATAGTTATATCCGTCTTGTTTATTACCTAAGAGAACTTGTAACTCTGGGTCAATTACTGTTATTTCTGCCATATCTTAATTTAGTAAACAAAACTATCTTATCGCAAGTCTACGCTGGGAGAGTATCGAAGTAAGGTTTAACACCGCCTGGATCTCTTGGAGTCCAGCCAACTTTATTGATATCATTAGCAATAGCATAACGAATAGCATCCATTGTATGGTCATATAAACCATCAGGAACATCAAGGATCTTACCTTCTTTATCAGTTTTCCACATATAGTTTCTATACTCACGTATTACATTTAAACTACGTTTGGTCATACTTATCCTTTGGTTTTGCACATAT